GAAAGGCACTAATGATAACATCCAATCACAATTAGACAATAAACAGAATGTTTTAACAGCAGGAAGTGGTGTAAATATATCAGGTGATGTTATATCTGTTGAAACAGTACAACAAGATACTTTTAATTCATCCAATATTCATTCGCTGAATATAAAAACAAATAACATTTCACTTTTTGATCCATCAATTTTTAATAAAAATGATGAAGTTCGTATGTATCCACCGGTTCATAACTTCACATATGATGCTAGTACTGTTGAAGGAAGATCCAGTTTACATGTTGTATCAGATCAAGCATATGGCAATGGCACATACAAGGTAGAAATGAATCATCACATGCATGGATATAGACTTTTTAGTGATTCTGAAAATTGGAGTCCAGGACAATTGCACTACGGAGGATATATTGGTTCTGGTTTTGGAGCAACTGACTCAAATGGTCTTGTTGATGATTTTCATGCTTGGTGGGTTACACTCAAACTACCAGATGGAATATTTGTAAAAATGTCAAGATTTGAATTTAGTAGTGCGACATCAGAGACTTTGAAACTTTTCAAAATATATGGGTCAAAAAATGGTATTGAATGGGATGAATTGTTTTATTCAAACACGATAATGAACTGGGATGCTGATGGTAAAATAGGTGCCGATATAGAGTCACATGTATATTATAAATATTTTGGATTCGCTCTTAATGATGTAGGGGGGAAATTTTCACAAGGTGCTACTTTTGGATCTTGGTATATATATGGTTATGAAGGAAGTGATCCGCAATTGAAAATAGATAATAGTTTGGATGTTAGTGGAGATTTAACAATTCAAGGTAATATAATATCAAAAAATTTAGATATGAATATTTTAACACCAGTAAGCACTTCATCTGGATATCAAATACAATGTAACAGAAATGGAAATAACTATCAATTTACAAATACAACTAATTGGTCTATTGCAAGTGATAAAAGAATCAAAACAGAAATATCAGAAGCAGATTATAAACTATGTTATGACAATATACATAAATTATCGTTAAACAGATACAAATTTATAGATGGAATTCAAGGAATATCGAATAGAGATAAATATAGATTAGGATATATTGCACAAGATGTAGAAAAAATATTTCCAAAAAATATTATCACAAAACCAATGACGATTTATGATCATGAACAAAATAAAATACAGGTTATTAACGATTGTTTATCGATAGATACTGATCAAATCCAGATGTCATTGTATGGTGCGTTTAAACATATGATGACCAAAATAGAAGATTTAGAACATCAAACTAGTAATTTATTAGTCAAACTAAATTCAACAACGTAATAATATACTACTATGATTATAAATATAGTCAATAGCAAATTTTTTATTTTTGATAAAATATGAAAAAATAAGATTTTATATTTAATTGGAATAAGCAAGACCACCCATTCCTGATAGAATACGGAGAACGTTGTAGTTTACAGCATAGATGTATATAGTTCCTGCTATGTTAGATTGTACTGATAATACAGCAGTGTCGATACGGGACATATTGAGGGTACCAGAAGGTTGATGTTCTTCGGGTTTAAGAGCGAAGGAATACACATTGATACCACCATTGTATACTGAAGGAGTGCACTCGTGGTGTTGATAAGGTTGCACAACAGAGAAATAGGTGCCATCGCGTTCAGCAAAACGGTCATTTCCATTTAATTGCATTTTAGCTTTAGTGACAGGATTTTTACTAATGATACGTTTATCATTATCAACTTCATCAGTGAAATTATTCCAATGTGGCGATTTACCATCTGTTTCATTTCCTCTGATTACCCATAAAAGTTCTTTGCAAGGATGATTGAAAGTCATTCTCACGCTCTTCATAGAAGAACTTCCTCCTTCGATATTATCAGTTCCGGTGAATTGTAATTGTTCAATAAGGTACTCGTGGGAAAGTTGTGCAAAACGTCTGCGTTCATCAGTGTCAAGGAAGATGTAATCTACCCATAACGCGGCATCTTGTAATTTGAAATTAGAAGCTTCGCTAGAAACCACAGCAATATCTTTGTCGCTGGCGTAAGATATATTGATTTTAACTTCATGATACTGGAGGGCAATCAAAGGAAGAGCGAGTCCAACATTGCGACAGAACCAAAATTCAAGAGGAACAGTAATTTCGTAACTCTGACCTGACTTTAATGGAACAGCGCTATTGGTCGCGTTGCCACCAACCATAGTCATGTATCCATCTTTTTTGCCAACAGGCATACTAAGTTCATTCCATATATATAACCATTCAGAATAATGTTTGTCGATTTTTTGACCACCAATTTCAAGTTCTATGGTTTTGAGTAATCTCTGTCCAAAATAAGGAACAAGATTATGAGACAGTAAAGATGATACCTTGAATTTTGCATCACTTCCTGAAGCACTCAGGCTAGTACCACTGCCTGAAGATGTATCTACTTCTATTTCTACGGTGTCACTAACAGTATATCCCGAACCCGCTAACTCGACTGTAAAATTTTGAATTGGACCTTTTGTTGCTAAGGCGTCTCCTGATTTGTCGATTTCAGTTACCTTTAATTTAGCAGCAGTACCTCCTCCTGTGGGGGCATTAAGAAAGAGTTCATCACCTATTGTATAATCAGTGCCCACGGAAGAAAGAGTAATACCATCTCTTGTTATAGCACCTACAGTTCCATTATTCTTTATTTTAGCATTATAGTAGATTCTGTTGATCAAGTCTCCATTACGTGTAATGAGAACACTTACTGAAGATCCTAAATTATTATTACCATTGAAGGATTGTTCAATAGCTTCAATGGCAAAGTTGGTATGACGACGATAGACAACTTTGAAGAAGGTTATTTGAGGATTTCCGGTTAAATAAACATCCTGTGCTCCGTATGCAACAAGCTGAAGAAGACCACCGCCCATTTATGTTATATTCTTTATACTATAATAGGAGAAAAAAAATGAACTGTTTTGATTTTGTAATATCTTAGTTACTGTAAGCAATACCACCCATTCCAGACATGATACGAAGAACATTGTAGTTGACAGCATATACATTCAATGCATCATTAGTAGCACTAGCATTATTGGTTGTCAAATTCAACACAGCAGTGTCTATTCTTGACATATTGAGAGTTCCGGAAGGTTGGTGTTCTTCGGGTTTTAAGGCAAATGAATAAACATTTATTCCAGCATTTGAGGGAACATTTTCGTGATGCTGGAAAGGTTGAACCATGTTAAAGTATGAACCATGGCGTTCAGCAAAACGGTCATTTCCATTAAGAACAAGTTTAGCATTTTTAGTTTTATTTTTTGAAACTATTGCACTTTCTTTCATGTCGGCATTGTCGGTAGTATAATTCATCCAATCTGATATCTTGTTTTTGTCAGAAATAAACCACACCAATTCTTTGCAAGGGTGATTGAAATTGAGTTTAGATTTAACATTCTCGGCAACTGCTTCTTCACCGGTAAATTGTAATTGCTCAATAAGGTATTCGTGGGAAAGTTGTGCAAAACGTCTGCGTTCATCAGTATCTAAGAAAATGTAATCAACCCACAATGAAGCGCCAAAAGTTTTGAGGTCACCGGTTTGACCTTCACCCTTACATTTGTCCATTGACTCGAAATTAAGATTGATTTTAACTTCATGATATTGAAGAGCAATTAAAGGAAGGGCAAGACCAACGTTGCGACAGAACCAGAACTCAAGAGGCACAAATAGTTGTTTATTTAAACCACTGACGGCACCACCTGCAGCACCTACCATATCATCATATCCGGCACGTTTTGATTTTGGAAGAGACAACTCATTCCAGATATACATCCAATGAGAATATTGTTTGTCTATTTTTTGACCACCGATTTCAATTTCAACATAATTGATTAAACGAAGACCAAAGTATTTACAGACTTTGGATGACTCTTCCATGCCGTTCAAATCTAATGCAAGGTACACACGGTGAATTAAATCACCATTTCTAGCAACAGTGGTAGTTACTCTTTGACCAAACCCAGGGGTTCCGTTGAAGGTTTGTTGAATT